CTTCATTGATTCCATTTTTTTCTTTAATGGATCCAAGTCCTCTTGAACTAACGCCTAACTGAGCGCCTGCTTCAATTAAATTAGCTGCGATTTTACCCATTGGAGTTTCTAAAATCTTAGCTTTACCTATCCAGTTATCGCCTTCTTCTTTCAATGATACGATCATGTGTGAGACACGATCAAGATTCAGTGAGGGTCCTTCTGGATGACCTAGTTCGCCTAATGCTCTCTTCTTGTCAATACTTTCAGCAGTGTATCGTGCGACTTCATTTCGCATAACATCTTTGGGATACATTCTACCGTTGCGATTCTTTAAATTAGATTGTAAGAAAACACCCTCAATGTAAAGATTCTTCTTTCCATTGCTTTCTTCTAAGTAATATTGGATGTCTTCATTGAGTTCTGTAATAAATCTCATTAGCCTAATGCTCCTTGATCTTGATGCTGCTGCGAACCATAGCCTGATACTTTTGATGTTTCAATTATGACAGTTCCATCACCATTATTGAATGTGACAATAATATCACTATCGTTTTCTTCTGTATCAGCATAGCCGTTAAAATCTAAGTCGCCAGTGCCAAACAAGTCCCAAATAACTACACTGTTTCGTGTAATCGTAATATCAGCATTCTTGTCGGTTGCCCACTGAATTCTTTTAATGTTTACTATAGGGCTTGCTTGTGTTTCTGTCGATTTTTTTAGTGTCGTTGCCAAAGCAATAGTGGCAGTGTCTGTATTCCCACCGTGTACTTTAACAACACCTTGAACCTGTGTTAGCTTTAACACTGTAGTTACTGCTGCCATCTATGTTCTCCTAGTAGCTTTTTTTCTTGTGATTGCCGTGTGAGCTTTCTTCTAGCACTTCTATGCTGTAAGTCTCGCACGTTTCGATTCCATGTTCAAACATAACTTTATACCACCAGACTGTACCATTTGCATCTGGTTCAGCATGCTCACCCATGATCGGCTTACCTTCACCAAACTTAGGATGCACTACTTTAGTTGCGCAATTGTGTGTCAACTTAGGATCTTCAGAGTCACCCTGCTTTGGAGGTGTAGTATCACCTTCAGTGCTAGGCTCTTGGGGGTGCGCGGCAGCTGGCTTTTCTTTAGAAGTCTTAGCAACTGGCATCGCTTCTTCTGTTGCCATCTTTGCTAGTTGCTTTTGCTTTCTAGCGGCTCGACGTTCTGCTTTTGCGCGAATATCTTCCGCATCATCTGCGGCAGATTCTCTAAACTCGTTAAATTTTTTCATCTGATCCTTGACCCTGTTGGGGTTCCTCCGATTCTGTTTCCGGTAGTTCATCGTCCTCCACCTCTACTTGAGTTTCATCGTTATCCATCTCTGCATATTCAACGTCGGTTTCAATCGCATCGTTGTATATAGCAGCGGCTATATCTGCTTTTTTATCAGCAACTAAATCGTCAGCGCGTACATTCATGATCCCATTAAAAGAATCTTGTGCGTCTGTCAGTTCTCCGTTAGCCCACTTGTCCATCATATCTCTGATGGCATCCTGTCTAGCATCTTCTGGGCTAACTTCTAATTCGATTTCTGTTTCAACTTCACTCATTATTATCACCTTCTGGTTTTGGTTCGCTTGCAATCTGAGAATTGATCTCTGTTATTTCTTCATCACTGAGCATAAGAATTTTCTTCTGAACATACTCTCGACTGAAGAATTGTCCTACGAATGGCGCAACACCATTCAATACTTCTGTTCTACTTCTAAGAATTTCCTGATCTTTCGATTCAGTGTAGTAGGCATCTGAGGCAAACTTATATACGATTGTCTCTCTAATATCAGCCCATTCATCTTCTTTGATGACACCTTTCAGCACTAGCTGAGTCTTTAACAAGTCATCGAATAACACACTGAACCTACGTCTCAGCTTAGAAATAAATTTAACAAACTTCAATTCATCTCTATTTATCTCGGCGCTACGACCGAAATTTAAGCCTGCTTGCTGTTCTAAACGGGAGACGGGCACGTTCAAAGATTGATATAACTTTCTTTGGAAGTACTCTATGTCGCCTGTCTCGCCTAGATTTGACCCTCCAGGTAATGTCTGAATCTCTGTGCCTCTGCCACCCTCTCTTCGTGGTAACCAGAAGTCTTCAAGCATAGACATGAATTTCTTATCATCGCGGATCTCGCCAGTAGAGGCATCGTATACTAATTTGTTACGATAGCGATCCATAATATCTTTTAAGTATTGCTCTGCTTTCATTCTAGGCAGATTGCCTGTATCTACATAAAAGATTCTTCGTTCTGGTGCGCGAGTGATACGATAGATCACCGCAGCGTTTTCCATCATTCTTAACTGATTCGCTGGACGAATCGCTTTATGTAAGAATGACAAAGGAATATTTTTATCTTGATCTACTAGTCCTGATGGGCAGTATGCAATTGCATCTTTAGTAATACGCAATGCTTTGCTATCATGCAATGCATTATTTGACTGTATTTGCCCAGGCTTACTAGCAATTCCTTTATCATCGTATACAAAATATTCTTTAATTTCTTTAATGAAATTGACGCCTGTATTCGGATCCTTTTCCTTTTTAACATCTCGTATTAAACGTATTTTTCTAGGGTCGATATATCTAATATCAGTAATACCCTGCTTTGGCTTTTGCATGTCAATCACTTTGTGAAAGTAGATTAGACCGTCAATATACCAACGTCTAAAATAATCTTGCGCTCTATTGTTAAAGTCAAACAATTTCAGCACTTCATTGAATTCATCGTGTATTGCTTTTTTTACAGCGGCAGAAACATTCACCGAATCAGTATCAACTGAGACGGGTCTCTCATCATCTAGATTTGAAATAGTGTCGTTGACGATATCTTCAATAGCAGTATCTACATCTGCCATCATAGAGATGTCACGATATCTTTTTATCAATTGCTCTTGAGTGTTTGCAACACCGTCGATGTCCAAGTAAGTGCCATAGTGTCCGCCAGCATTGCGAACGGTATCTATAGCACCGTCTTCAGAAGGAGGCACAAACGACTTTTCAGACGCGAGTGCCTTTTTCCTGTTTATTTCAAACCCAAATATTTCCATTATAATCTCCTAATCCACACTATGTATTTAGCTTACATCGTAGTGGGTGTATTGGAATGTCACTGTAAATTCTTCAAAGATGTCGTTCTGTGCATATTGCAATGCGATTTCAGACATGTTGATAGGGAAAGCATTGTTTAATGTGTAAGTGCCACCTGGCAATACGTCATCGTTTCTATCCAAATGCTTCACTACTATGTCTGCTTGATATTCACTTGGTGAAAGAACACCTGTGTTATCTTCACGACCGTTCATGCCGTTCATCCATTCTTCAAAGGGTTGACGTAAAGAAAATCCTGAATCGTTAACAATCGTAATTGTCCACGGATCAAAAATTCTTTCGCCAGCTAGTTTGATCTCACGACCTCTGTACTGAATGATAGCTGGGTTTACGTTAGAAGCGGGCAATGCAGCACCCGTAACCAGAAGACTGTAAGACGGATCAACACCGCCTACATATCCTGGGAACGTTAAGTCCACTTCAAATTGATTGGGTCTCGCTCCACCAGCGCCCAATCTTGCTTTAAAATCTTCAATATTCATTGAATTGTTCTCCTGTTGATTCTATTTATTAGGCGCCTAACTCTTCAAAACTGATGCCTGTGCGTGTTGCAACAAACGTCAGAGTGATGAAGTTGATAGATTTAGCAGGCTTCAAGAAGATGTCTGCTCTGAATTGGTTTTGATCAATAACTTCAGCAGTGTTATTAGTTTCATCACACACTACTCGGAAGTCATAGACACCTCTTCGACCTTGCACATCGCGCAAGAAAGGGCTAACCAATGAACGGAACTGGGCTCTTGTGAAACCATCGTTAAATTCAAATAGTTGGAATTTAGCTGCTGTTGCAATTGCCTTTTCAACTGTAATAAACAATCTACGAACATTGATTCTATTGAATGCGCTGTTCTTGTTAAGCAATGTCTTATCACCGAATAAGATGATACCTTGTCCTTGTGAACCAACTACTGGGTTGATGCCAGCTTTGTAAAGTGCATCTCGATCTGCTTTGCTTGGGCTATAAGCGAGTTTAACCGCATTCTTGATAGCACCACGTGATGTGCCTGCAGGAGAGAACCAAGGATCAGCCGTTGCGTCAGCCGTGACACATGCACCAGCAATATCACCACTGCAAGGTACCCAACGATACTTGTCGTTGTACTTGTCGTACATGTACTTCCAACCGCTGTCCATTGAAGCGTAAGAAGATCTTGTGTAGCTAGACAATTCAGCAACAAGTGCTGTAGCTTCACTGCCTGTGTTGTTCACTACAGATGCTGACTGCGGTGATACAAACACCATGCAGTCTTTGCGTACTTCAGCAACGTTATCAATGATAGCGTCTTGTACTGTTGCACTGTGCCCACCGCCGATAAGAAGGTTTACGTCAACCAATTCATCGTTAGCAAAAAGATCGTATCCAGCTGTCAACTGACCGTCACTTGGTGCAGCATCTGCGCCTGCGCTTAGAGAATTATCTAAGTCGCCGTCATTTGAAAGCAAAGTAACAAATGTCGAGTTACCTACTGTAGATGTGTCCCAATCCGTGCCATTGGTTGGTCTCGTAACAGCCCAAATCCACTTAGAACGATTGTTGATTACATCTTTGTAGAAATTAGACTGATTAGAATCATCTTTAGCGTCTGATGCTTTAGAGACGCCTGCGAATTTTTCTAGTACTGTTCCTGCACGACCTGTGATTGCGCCGTCTTCGTCGATAACAATAACGTGTATCTCATCTAGTGTTGTGCTGTTATTAGCAGCGTATACAGATGTTCCTGGAGCAGCATCAAACTGATTTGCGTAAGTCCAAGCTGTAACCATTGTTGCTGTAGCCGCTGCACCGGTGCCGCCGCCGCCAGTAAATGATATAGCAGGAGCACTTGTGTATCCTAAGCCAGCAAACGTAACGGCTATCGAACCTACTGTATCGCCGGAAAGTACCGCTGTAGCTGTAGCAGTAACACCGCCAGCTGGCGCGTCGGCCACTACCACACTAGGAGCACTTGTGTAGCCTGAACCAGCAGTATCAACTGCAATAGAAGCAACAGATCCACTACTGAATGTAGTAGAGTCTGCCATTGCTACTTTGAGACTGTTACCCAAAGAACCTGGGTACTTAGCTGCAAAGACACCTACAGTCTGGGCACCTAGTGCTTCAAAAGCATCTTCGTTTTTGACTAGCAACGCGCCGCCGTTTGAAGTTGCGTTTTGTGCAGAACCTACTGTCCGTACTACTTTAAGAGCCGACCCATACGCAAGAAAACTTGCGGCTGTTAAAAAGTCTACATTTGCTGTTGTGTTTGGTCTACCGAATCTCTCTACCAGTTGATTTTCACTTGCAACTGTGATGATCTCATCTGCAGGACCCCAATTGAAGTTGCCTACAAAACCACCGATAGTGGTGGCGACTGCGGGAACTACGTTTGAGGCATCTTGTTCCTGTACGAGAACGCCAGGGGAAAGCTGAAAAGCCATATTATTCTCCTCGAATTAAGTTAGCGTTATATTATATTACTTTGTTTATTTATAAATCTAGTAATTTAGGTTCTTCAAATAACCACAAATCTCCACCCATCACTTCCATTTCCTGCTGTTGTCCATCATCAATAATTCCAAAAGGTGTCAAATCGTTTTCAATTGCACGCATTTCTGAATTATACAGACCTTCTCTAACATTAACATTTGTCAAGTCCGAGAAAAATGTGTTGGTTGTAACCCAGCCAAACAAGACCAAGCACATTGCTAAATCATCGTTGTAACCTTCGTCAGCCTGATAAGAACCACTTCGTTCAATAAACGTTGATAGCTCTGATATAATTTCTGGGTCAAATAAAAGAAGTTTTCGTTCTTCCATCAGACTTTTGAAACTGAAACACCCCTGTCTCTTCACTGCTTTAGATGTAGTTACACCTAATCGCGCTGCTTTACCGAAGCCAGGAGTTATGTATTGCCTGCCGTTCTCTGTGACTGTTGTGAATATATTCTCATATTCATTTTCCTGATGCAGAATAGTGAGAACCTGCTGCCCAATATCATTTGCTTCTACTAGAATAAATGCATCATTATAGTCTTTACCTACTTTCTCTATAATATTTGGATATAGTAACGGCGAAATCTTGTTGTGACGGTATTTGCCAACGACATTGTATGGCATCTGTGTCACATCGACAACAACAAACGCAGAGTAGTCACCACCAACGCCTCTAGCAACATCAGCAACTAGTATGTAATAGTTATTTGCTTTCGGCTCTTCGTAAATATCTAAGCCGTCTTTAGAATATATTGGCACTTTAGCACTGAGTGATCCTAGTGTTTTGCCGTTAATCAGTGTATTCGATGATCCTAAAAACTCACACAAAACCTCTTGGTTGAATTTCAATTCACCTAATAGCTGTAACTGTTGATCTGCCCATTCTTCATCTCTACCTGGTATTCTACTGTAATGAATGAACATGTTCTCAAAGCCGTTACGCTTCTCTACAGAATCGTTCCAAAACTTCCAGAAGTGATTGTAGCCTAGAGGTGTAGATGTGAGTAGAATCTTTGTAGTTTCACCAGCAGAAATCGTAGGATAAACAGATGTGAAAAATTCCTCTGCTACATTGTTAGGAATAATAGCTGCTTCGTCAATGTACAACCAGTTAACAGACTTACCACGAATACCAGATGATGTAGTAGCTGCTGTGAATACTCTCGATCCATTCTCTAAGTCAACGTCACCCTTGTTCCAAGTCTTCACACCTTGTTGCATCCATATAGGCAAATGCTCATACATGATTTGATAACGTGCCAACACTTCTCTTGCAGCGTTACTCTTGTTTGCCATGATAGCAACAGTCTTGCTGTCTTGAAATATAGTGTAATGAAGAATACACGCAGCCGCAGTTACTGTTTTACCTTGCTGCCTTCCTTCCATAAGAATGCAGCGTCGATTGTCCATAATAAATTTGACTTTTTCTTTCTGACAATCGTACAATTTGAATGGCTGCAACCCTGTATCTAGCGTGACAATCATACAATAGGTTTCAATAAAATATATAGGGTCTCCCATACATTTTTGATATTCTATAATCTGCTCAGGCGTCCACTCATGATTATGCCCGATTGATTTTAGATTTGGATTACCGTGGTAAGAAGTTGCTTCTTGATTAGTCAGTTGCGGAATCATGCTCAATCACTTCTTTTTTTGCACTCAATGCTTTTAACAAGTCAGAGGTGCTACCATTAAATAAAATGTTTGTTTGATTTTCTATTTTCGATGCTTGCTTAGGATCTGTGAGATCGATCTTCTGTTTCTTTTCTTGTATTTCCATAGCATCTTTTGCTTGATCAGACATCAACTTGATAGCTTGCACTGCAACCTCAAATGCTCTTGGGTTGTCGCTATTTTGCGCGACTTCTAATATACTTTGTACAGCAGATTCACTGTAAGCCATTGCGCGTTTTAAACTACTCCTAGCTTCCTGAAAATCATCTTCTAGTTGTTCGTCTTTTTTACCAACAGGAACAATAGGCCTAGAAATTTCTTCAGCCTCAGTCATTGTGCCAAAAGTTTTATCTAACGCATCAAATACTTTATTAGACATAGGTTTCATCAAACTCCTCCAAGAATCGATATGCATCATCTATTGTTTGTGACCCTGCATCTGGTCCCTCTATAGTAACTGTTGGCGCACTAACATATCCAGATCCAGCATCGTCAATAACAATGCTGCCTATCTTATCACCATCCATAACTGCGTGTGCCCTTGCGTTTCCTGTAAGAGTAACGTTAGGTTCTGTTGTATATTTTGTACCTGCAAAGGTTAACGTGATCGCGTTTACCGCATCACCTGAAATTGTAGCAGTAGCGGTTGCTCTTGCATCTTCTACACTATACGTCTGTCTGACAAATGCCCCCTGAAAGTCTGGGTTCTGATATATTGTAGAAATAGCCTCTCGTATAACACTTTGATTTGATACATAACCGTAAAAATTTAATTTCATGTTAAAATTCAAAGTCCAGATTATACTCTGTCGATCTGCAAATGTTCCAGCAGTGTTATCTTCATACGAGATACCATCTAAGACAATCTTTATGTCTCGTTTTATATCCATTTCAGGCAAATCATTCAATGTGATATTAAAATCAGGATTGAAGTATGGTAAAATTTGTTCTAATATTTGAAGCCCGTCTTCTTGGTTCTTAGCAAAGATATACAATGCAAGATTCATATCATATGGTGTTGATACGAATTGACGAGTGACATTCAATGCATCCGAGCTTATCGTCTTTCGATGTTTTTGTATCTGTGATATTTTTCTACTAGGATCATATTGCAGCCCTAGAATTTCAAATCCCATTCTAGGTAGAATAATTGCAACATCGCCTCTTGATTCTACTGTCGGTGTCTGCTCAATGCGAGTTAAGAATTTTTGTTTTGTAGAATATGCTAAAGGCACTCTAAGATTCTGTACCGCTACATCCGATGTATTCTTTCTTTCAATATTAATACCATTGAAAATTGTGCCAAAAGCAATTATTGCTTTGCGTACATGCTCATGGTAAAACTGCTTGCCTTTAAACATCTAATTCACCAAATGGGTTTAATTCTGAGAAGTCTAAAATGTCACCTGCAGTTTCTTCATTGGTGAAATCTTGATTATCGCCTGCAACACCTGGTTTGACTGAGAAGTCTTCTTTGATTATAGCACCACCAGATTCAAGCAACAGTCTGTCACCATCTTCTTTCTGCAATTCAAACAACCGCTGATCCAATGAATTGTCATCTTCAATCTGATCAATCGCGCCAATACCTGTAGTAATCTCCTCTGAACTATATTCAAACAATTCAGTGGTTATTCTAAACGTGTAAATTTTACCTAGCTGATAGAAAGGATTCTGAAACTCTACAAACTTAATTTCAAACAGTGAACGAGTTTTTCCAAAGTAAAGTAGATCACCTTCCATTGGTCTAGCGCCATCTTGCACAAAATCGCCACCAGTACTAACAACCAATTCATCCCATCTGCGTCTTGCAAGAATGAAAGTTGCTTGGTCGCGAGTCTCTAAACCAAAGCGACTGAATAACTCACCATCGCCTTCGTAGCCAGCAACGTTTTCCATATACATTTCTAGTGGATATGCTTGTGTAAATTTAGATAGAGAGTCTTCATCAAAGACTGTATCTCTATTTACAAAAGTTCTAGGCAAGTAATAGACATCGTGTCCGTAAATCTTTAAGGATTCGATTACTAGGTCTTCTACAAGTAACTGCTCACTTGTGGTACCCGATGTGTCTCCACTTTGAAAATAGAAATTTGTTGGCACGTTAGCCTACCATAAATGCGGGAGGAAGTTCGTACTTAGATTGCATTTCTTCTTCAGTCTGTTGAATTTCTGCAACCGCTTCTTGAAATATCTGATCTCCGTTGAGTATCACACCACCTGGCAATTGAATGCCGCCAAACTTTTTCATGTTCTCTCCCCACTGTCTTTTAATAAGTGCAGTAGTGTATTTCTTTAAAAACATGTCGTTATACACTTCAGCGTAATCGGTGCCTGCAATCATAGCCTGACCTTCAGCAATCACATAGTCGCCAACATCGAATGTCTTATCAAAGTCTGTGTCAATGTAAAGTCTATTAGTTTTTCGATTGAATCGTATTTGTCTTTCAGTAACGAAAATGCTTTCTAGTGTAGATAAGTGAGTCTTCACCATAGAGTAATATGTCAAGTCTGCACTGAGTAAATTGTACAAGTCATTCAATGCAAATTGATAATCAACATCAAACAAGCCGTCTGACTTGCCGCCAGTTGTCGCGCCAAACTTAAACATTCTAGTAACGCCAAGAATATTGTCACCTATAGGAATGTAGCCGTTTTCTAAGTCTCCTTTAGAGTATGCAGTAGACGAAGATGAAGTTGTAGCATATCCAGACTGATTGCCTGTAATAGTTTCAGCTAACGAAAAGGTTGCACCACCAGGCTTTACATTATCTACGGTGATTTCTGCGCCATCTGTACTGACAACAATTGCTGTTGTTCCCGAAGTGCCGCCAGTAACAGTTTCACCAACAGTAAAGTTGTTAGCCAAGGATGCTTGTAATGTGATCTTTGACCCTGTAAGTTTGTGTTTGATGTAGGCTCTTTCGGTACCATCAAAGTGATACTCTTGCCAAAATTGGATTGCGTCATCTACGCGATCACTTACCTGATCGTCATCCACATTGATTTCAATAACAGGAAAGCCTAGCCTGCGTAAGCTATAATCAATCAAATCTTGTCTTGATGCTAGTACAGCCATCAGTATCTCCTAGTTATTATGGATCGTAAGCGTATAGTTCTGCTCTGAGTGCAGTCAATTCCGCTTGTACATAAGCCGTAGTAGCAATCTGCGTGGTGTTTGTGCCTGCAGTTGCTGTTGGTGCAGCAGGAGTTCCAGTCAACGTGGGGCTTGCCAATGGAGCTTTTGCTGCCAATGCGTTTGTTGTCGTTGTCGCATAGTTCGCGTCATCACCAAGTGCTGCTGCTAATTCGTTCAACGTATCTAATGCACCAGGAGCAGAGTCAACTAAATTCCCTACCGCAGTATCAACATAACTTCTTGTCGCAATTGTGCTAGTATCAACCGTAAGTGTACCCGACGAAATGCCTATGCCAGTACCTGCTGTCAAATATGAATCGATTTCTGTGTCTACCCTAGCGTTAGTAAAGTACAGATTAGTGCTACCTTCACCAATATCATCAGTATCTCCAGTGACATTAGTTAAATCAGCAAGCAATAAAGATTTGCCACCCTGTGTTGAGCCATCATGCACTCGCAAATGGTAATCTGTGGTGCTGACGGATAGTTCTCCCTGAGCACCGGTAAACGCATTATTCTGGGTAGTTGTCCCTCTTCTAAATTGTACTTGTTTAGGCATGTATCCTACCTCTATATATTACATCTATTTATAATAAATTTTAAGACCAGTTTATTCTGGTGC